TTTCAATCTGATCATCCGTGATGCCGCTGCGAAAGCGTATTTTGCCTCCGATTTCTCCGCCATCAAGATCAAAATATGTCAGGGTATCCTGGGATACTATTCTTCCGGTGCGTATGAAAGCTCCGTTAATTACAGTACTGCCATAGGTAAGGCTGATCCACCTGACGCCGTCGACTGCAGCATGTAGTATCCCGATCAGGAAATGATAATACCCCGTGATCCCGTCAACCAGGATTTGATCACTTGTAAATAATATAACTCCATTTGGAGATCCGGTTTCACACCTGGCATAGATATATAGACTTAATGCTGATGGCAGGGCCTGAAGCCCGCCGGCAATATTCCAGCTGCGGATATTTTCCTCTATGCCGAAGTGAGCAAGAATGCCGCTTGTTATATATACATCCTCGGGATCTCCCTGGTAATTGGCCTCTATAACCGCGCTGAGAGCAAATTGCTGACTCTTTGCTCCTACGGATAGCATTATGGTCTCAATGGTCTCTGGATTGATCTTTTCCCCGTTAAAATAGCCGTCAGGGTCAAATACCATGTCAAGTAATTCCCTGGTCGACTTCCAGGATCTCATTGCACGGGCAGGATCCTTAAGATTATTTATTGCAAGGGTCTTCTCGGTTTCAATAGTGGATGCAATAATCCGCTGCATAAGCCCCTTTTCTGCAATGTCGTTCAGATCAAGATCGTATTCATATGGATCAAGTATATTGCGCGTTAAGCTGCGGATCCGGATTGTCTTATTGACATTGATATCGCTGTCGACTATTGTGACTGTATCGCCAATGCCGAAGACATTCACAGTTGATCCCGAGTACAACCGCTCCAGGTAAGTCTTGTCAGTTTTAAGACTGTACTGTACCCTGGGCTGGCTGTTCTGTCCCAAATAAGTCTGGGCAGCCGATAGCAGCTCTGCCTCTGCCGCATCAATGTACGACTGAGGCAACATTATATCCAGGATAACGTATGTATCTCCGGGGCTGATCTGAAATGCAGATGTGGCCGGATCCGGAAATGCCTGGCCGCGCTCATCAGTATAAAGCTTTATTGTGAATTCCTTTATTCCATGATCATAATCCAGCACTTCAAATTCATAACCGGCCAGGTTGCCGGTATTGAAATGTATTTTTGCGGTTGATCCTGCAATAAGGTATAAGGTGCTTCCATCACCGTCATCAGCCTTCAGGTCAAACTCCATCGAGCTGTCGATGAATTTATATACACTCGAGCCAAGAGCCGTAACTGTGCCTGTTCTGCGCGGATAGATATCCTCGAAGATCTTTGTCGATTCAATCATACCGTAAGCAGCCAGGGCCGAAGCATCCTCAATATAAGACCTTGCAATACCGGCAAGCTTTAATCTCTGTGAATATCCGCGGTAATCAGAAGCCAGGTTCTTCTGCGAACCAAAGGCGTAAAGCCTTGTAATTATATTCTTATTTGATATTGTCTGCCTCCTGAGCTCATAAAGTCCCTTGTTTTTACCGTACCTGTAGGTGAGCCCAAGAGCCTGGCCTATCGAATCAGCGATGTTAATTGTTATATTCCCGGCTTCATCTTCTATGAGCTCAAACTCCTTGTTAAACTTTTCCTCACTGCAGAGATTCTGTAGCACCTGCAGGCAGTTTTCATTTGCGAAAGTCTCGGTTACTACTTCTGTTTCCGGGCAGGTACCCAGGGTATACCTGGCGCCATAAACCCTGGTCAGGTTTGTTATTATCAGGCTGACGAAAGCTTCCAGGTTGCCTGTGAGCGAAAAATCACTGTAAACGCTGTCGGTGCCGTCAACATCGAACTGGTACTGTACCTTCAGGAGCTCATACTGGTTGCCTTCCCAGGTAAGTTCATACTTAAACTTCCGGTTACCCTCCTTGGCCACTGCAGGAAGAGCATTAAGCCGGTATGTTGCCCCGAACAAAGTAATTGAATCCCCGATTGAAAAATCAAGCTTAACCAGGCTGCCAAGCGACATGGTTATGATATCCTCACCCAGCAGAGTGCGCTTTTGCTGTGCTTTGGTAATAAAAGCGCTCCTGGTGAGATCCCAGGTCGTGAGGTCAGTCCGCGTTACTATAATCTGCTCCATACCAGCGTTGCTGAAGTTGTTACTGCAGTGAGATCTTCAATCACACCTGATATTATTATATAGTAGGTACCTGCCGTACTGTACGTATGCGAGATAGTACCCGATGAAGTATCTGCATTGAGATCTTCATCTCCGTCACCCCAGTAAATATTGACAGGCTCAGCAGTTGTTACCGCCATCGTCACTGTCATAGTACCGGTAACTGCCGTAAAGCTGTACACTCTTTTGACGGGTTCCGGTTCCCTCAGCTTGAGAGTAAATGTTCCGGTCATCGTCCCCGGGTTCCACCGCTTGCTGACCGGGATCTCATCCTGGAGGTAGACCTGGTATACCAGCGGTTTCCGGGAGGGAGAATCATCGTTTACATCAACCATGAACCTCTGAAGTCCTGCTTTCTGAAATGCCGCAATGAAGCTCTGCACGGCAGTAATGAAAGCTGTGGAATTGGCTGCCTTGATCCAGCACTCGAGAGTGATCTCACGGCTCTCATACCTGGGCGCTGCCAGATCTACTGCCTCCCCATGATGATCTGGCCAGGTTATTCTTTCCGGATCTTTCATCTTAAGAGCATCAATAAGACCCTTGGATCCGCTTACCCTCGCTCCGTAAGCAGTAAAATCAATCCCGTTTATGTAATAAGATACCCTCATATTATACCGCTTGCCCTCGAACTGTCTGTCTGTAGTACATCCAACTTAGCGTCGATTGACTCAAGATGTTTATTATACCTGCTGTTAAGAGCAATCTCGCTCAGGTGCATCAGCTGCTGTCGGACCAGGTTGTTTATTTCAACCTGGTTAATCCTAATGGCATTCATCTGTCCGGCCACCACTGAAGCGGTCTCCTCGGTGACGCCCTTTATCGCCCCGGAGAGAGATTTCATATTCTGCTCGTTCTCGCCAAAATCCAGGCTGCCGGTGAGCATATCCCAGACCGGTTTCATCGAATCGGCCATCTCCTGGCCCCGCCTGGTGATCTCATCCTTCTCCTCCCTGGTCAGCATGTTATCTCCCAAAGCTCTCGCCACGTAGTCCTGGTATTCCTTCATTGCCGGGCTGTCAAGCAGGATGCCTTTGAAAATCTCAACAGCCGCATTCTTTAAAACATCATTCATGTATTCAGCAATGCTGTCAACTCCGGCTCTGCCGCCTTCGATAAATCCCTGTGCAATCGTATCGGCAAGCACGTTTTCGGTTATGCCACCTGCCAGGAGATCCTCCAAAGCCTGCTTCGAGTCATCAAGTTCTTTCTGCAGCTCTTTATTTGATTCGGTGAGCTCATCGATCTTGTTTTCTGCTTCCCCTTTTGCTTTGCGGGATCGCCAAAAGGAATTAGCGATCTTTTCGTATTTTGCTATCGCGGCATTGTTTGCATCGATTTTCTGCTGCAACAGGTCTATATCTCCCTGCCGGGCTGTTTTCGCACCGCCATACCTGCTGCTATCATCAATGAGTTCACGTTGTTCTTCAAGAAGCCTGTTTATCTCGCTTATCTTGCGTTCAAGCCTCTCGGTTTCCCGCCTCATCACCCCGGGAAAGGCATCAGAAATATTTGTGATAAGGGTTTGGAGGACAGTGATCCCAGCACCAATGTAATTCCCGGTGGCAAGCTGTGATGCAATGTTAACCATAGCGTCGAGCTGGGCGGCTTCCTGCTCCGAAAGATCCAGCTGACTGGCCAGCTCAGAAGTCAGCTGGCCGGCGCCGGCTATAATTTCATCCCACAGCTTTGCCTGATTGCCCAGGCTTTCTTCATTATCCACGTTCCACTGCCTGGCTTTACCCAGATCTTCAATCTCTATCCTGCGTGCTTGCACCTGCTCTGCAGATAAACCCTGCAGGCCGGGTAATACCCGGGTACCGGTATTTAATGCCGGAATGCCTGCAGTTGATATTTTAATCTTTGAGGGAGCACCTCCCACGGACTGTAAAATAGCGGTCTTAGCTAATTGAGTTTTGAGGCTGAGCTCATCTCTCATGAGCCTTATTTTCTCGGCAATTGATTTTACCTCCTCCAGGTTGCCTGCTATAGCAGCCTCAGTGAGAAGTTTCTCCTGCCTGCTTATCTGCAGGGAGAGATCCCTGCGTTCATCTTCTGCTTTATTAGCTGCTTCAATCTCATCGAACCATTTTTTAAACATCGATTCGCGTTCAGAGGCCGTTTTAGCCTTGATTCTTGCATCGTTCTCGGCGCTTCGCTCGCTTATCTCAAGTATCCGGAGCTGTATCTGCAGCTCCTCTTCTTGCAGCTCGAGACTTTTAGGAGCCAGTTTGATCCGATCCCGGACGTTCCTAAGCTTTTCCTCTTCAATGCTGAGTTCATTTGTAAGCAGTAAGGCATATTTCTCTGAGGCCTCGGAGAGTTTTCCGATGCGCTCTGAGTAACTCAGGGTATCATCCGACGACTCCCGGATCAGGTTATTGTATTCGCTCTGCAGCTTAGCGTTTTCAAGCGTAAGGTTTCTTTCGCGTTCCCTTGTGCTGTTCATGGCATTGGCTACTGCATTAAGCTCGCCGATTGTAGCGCCCTGGGAAGTAAAAATATGGGTGAGATCGTACCAAACCTGCTTTTTCATTACGGCATATTTTGTTGCAACACTTTCGCCCGTTGCTGTGTCGCGGAAAGCCGTAGCAAGCTCTCCAAGGAGCTTGGTTAAAACAAGTGTTATGCTGGCAATAGATATGAGGTTACCTATAAATCCTCCGCCTTTTTTTTGTGAGGCGCCCTCTGCCATCTCTCCGTTTATCTTGCCGAGTTCATGGGAAGCTTTATCAGCCGATTTGGTAAGCTCTTTAAGTTCGGCATTGAGCTCTGCCATTTTGGCTTCATATGCCTGCATTTTGGAGATATCCGAGAATCCTTTTTTATTTGCCTGGAAGAGCCTGGTTATATCAGCCTCCACATCTTTTATTGTCCTGGCCGACGCTTTAAATCCCTGGGTGAGTTTCTCCCCTGCCTTTACGCCCGATTCCCTGACTTTGTTTAATTCGTCAGCCAGGCGTTTGGCATCCTTTTCTGCTTTACCGTCCAGGAGAAATTTAATCAATATGGGTCCTAAGGTATCAGACATGTTTTTCGAAGAAATCTATGATGTCACTATCAGTTTCAAGTTTCTTTTCTCTTTTTGCTATCCTGGGCATATCTGATATTTTCATTTGCAGATTCGTCCAGGACTCTCCCCAAAGCAGGTAATTATGCGTACATCCAAACCTTTCCTGCAAACTGGCGATCATTCCCCAGGGGCTATTCAGACCTTTGATCTCTGTTAACTCCCCTGATCCTCCGGACTCGGATTCTTCGGGGCCGTTATCCTGAGATCCCGTATCAATCCGATAGTACTTGTAAAAGATGCCATGCCGCTGAAATTGGCAATGAATATCATTACCTCCAGCAGCATGTTACCTGTGAATCTCCACCTTATAAAATGGGACAGAACCCTTGTAAAGAGCCTTATATTCAGCCGGGAGTTAAGCACACAGACAGCAGCTATCCTGCAAACCGGGATCAGGTTCTCATTAATCAGTTTCCAGGGATCCTTTTCAATATCCTCCGTCTTGATGTTAAGGGCCGCATACCGCCTGGATACTTCCAGCAGGGTGCCGAGCTTTAAGGCTTTTACCGGTATCTTTACCTTTCTGACACCGACAACCCTGCAGATCCTGGGAGCGGGTACCTCCCAGGCCACTCCCCTGTCAAGGAGGATCTCAGCGGCATGTTTTTCAGCATTTTCCATTTTGGTACATTTAAAGAAAGCCCCATAAAAGAGGCTTTCTTACTTAACTTAACCAGATAACAAATTCTCCCTAAGTACCTGCCTCACCTACACTCCAGCTCGCGGTAGCTGCTTTGGTCGGAGTGAGTATCGTGGCTGTGATGTCGACAAGGAGTACCCCGTTTTTTGCCAGCTTGAAATTGGGTTTCGCAACGATCTTGGCACGGACAATATTGATCACCTTGCCATTTTTGGGAGTTATCTTGACGGACTTTTCGATCGTGGGTGCAGTCGCCGGTGCGCTCCATATCTTGTTGGGAGCCGTGCCGGTTGCAGTGCCGCCCAGTACCTTGACCAGGGTATCGGCATCAGAGTCGAAAATACTCCACTTAACGGTTACTTTACCTTTTGTGACAACTGTTTCCTCCGGGTCATCGCTCTCCTCGCAGTAGTGTTCAAAGATTTCCGGATCTTCTCCAAGAAGTTCGGCTGTATCTTTATAGGTCTTGCCCAGTGCGAGGAAAGTGGTGCCGAGACCTCCGTCACCGGCAATATCACTAATCTCTATCTTGGACAATCCCAGGGTTCTTACTTCTGCCATTTTTCAGCTTTTGAATATTATTTAAACAACACTTAAGTTTTGCCTGCTAATTACTAGCCGGCTTTCTGAACCAGTGCTACCACTCCCTTGGAATCATTCCTCTTGATCCTTCCACCAGCCCTGAGAAGGAAAGAATAGATATCCCCGTAGTGCTGCGGGTCGTTTTCGTTTGAGAACATCTCATTCTCACCCATGGCCCGTACCACCAGATCCTTCTGCCAGAAAAGAGCGGCGCCGTTGTCTGTGGTATTATCGGCTGAGCCCGGATCCGACGGAGCGGGGGTTGTGTCATTAGCATATTTCAGCACGCTGGCCCTGGGATCAAGGAATTCGAACCCGTACACCTTGCCGACAATTCCCCTTGAGATGTCGTAAGCTGCAGAGAAATCCCTGTATGCCGTCACGTTCAGCAGGGAGGTGAACTGATCGTACATCTCAGCATCCAGCTGGGCAAATCTTCCCTCCTGGGGAATGGACCAGGAATTCATGAGCTTCTGGATCCCCTTGATGTCTTCAAGGGTAATAACCTTGCGGACTCCGGTACCATAGTGCGCGGCTACGGTTGTCGACCCGGTTGTCCTTTTTATGCAGGCTGTAGCCGACGGGGCCCAGTTACGCAGCATCCAGTCCCCTACCATCTCGGCGATGGCAGCCTTTGATTCTCCCAGGAGAGAGTTACGCAGATCGTATGAGAGCTCATACTTTTCGGCATTGTCGATCTTTACCGGGTCTGATGTATACTCATCCAGGACAAAGTATATATCAATGTCGTTCCTCTTGGTAATAGTTGCCGGGTACTTGGTCCTGTTTTTCTCTACATTCGGCTTATTGCCGGCATTGGGGATATGCACCACCTTTCCATTCAGTACAAATCCGTCTGCGTTCATCGCGTACTGCAGATGAGGATTTGCTTTAAACAGGTTACCCACCACGTCAGTTATCCAGATCTCCTTCTGCAGGGCCATAAAGGACACGCCCGATGGCATGGGGATAAGGGATAGCGCTGTGAGCCCTCCGAAAACCGGAAGAATGGGAATATCAAGGGCGGGGGCTATGGCAAATGATACCATGGTGCTCATCAGGAGCACGGTAAAAATCGATACGATTGTTTTGAGAGTCTTCACGTTATTTAATTTTTAAATATTACACTTCTACTGATGCACAGGCATGAATGCCGTCCCGTCATATACAAAGGTCCTGTAAAATGTCGCGCTGGCAGTGACGGTGATATCAGCTGCAGCTGTTTCAAAACCGGTTCCCAGGGTTACCACCCTGTTGGTGCCGTCGGCAGTGAGCTTCATATGCAGCTTTGCGCCGGGAGTGAGCTGACTGTTAATTGTCAGGTTAATGGTAACTGCACCCGTAAGAGTGGCGGGCTTTAAAATTGTCGTATGCTGCTTTACTGTTACCGCAAGAGTGGCAGCATAATCAGGTGCCTGCGATTCGTGAAAAGGAAACAGCACCTCATTCTTTTCATTCGTTGCCCCCGTGGGAGGGACAAAGTTGAAGGACCTGAATGTCCCGTCGGATTCTTTCTTTATATACATTGCCTTGTCTTTTTTTTCGATTGAACTATTTTACACCCGGCTTCCTGCCGAATTTTGCTTCAAACTTCTCCTGGTAGAGATCAGGATACTTATCCTTCAGGTTCCTGAGCTTACCGCCCTTGTCAAGTTCATCCCATGACATTTTAGAGATGCTTTCCTTCTCCTTGTCATCTCCTTCTTTGCCCAGCTGGTCTCTCACGCTTTGGCGAACCGGTATTGAGGCGAGCGAGAGCTTCGCTGCACCATGATCAGCTTCGAAAAGCTTTTCCCAGTTCCCCCGGCTGTCAGCATTGATCCTTCCGTCTTTGACGGCAGCATCAAGCAGATTTTTTGCCTCAGCCTGCCTTTGTGCCAGTTCCGCTGCCTGGAATTCAGAGAGCTTCTTTTCTGCCTTCTGCTTGGCAGTTTCTGCATTCTCAGCCCTTGCAACAAGAGCCTTGTACTTCTCAACAGCCTTATCCTCGCCTGCGTCTTCTGCAAGCTCCATGAGCTTAAATAGGTTTTTCATATTTGTCTGTGTCGAATTTGTGTCGAGTTTTCTTAGCGGCATCGCTGCCTGGTTATCCGTTAAATTGATGATCTCATCCTGATCGTCATAGAATACCAGGGAGAGAGCGTTGTCGTTGGCGCCGATATCAACTATTGATGCTTCCCTCAATGCCCATTTTGTTGGTGTTTCACATGTCTGCCCCGGCTTGAGGTGTTTGGGATCCGATGATCTCTCTATGACCTTTATGCCGCATGATGCCATCCGGAGTATGTTATTCTCCACCTTATCGGCTATAGCTGCTGCAAATTCATCATTCTCATCGAAGAAGGCATCAGCCAGAAGCTTCCCCTTTTCTATACGGATGTTATCCCAGTAGCCAATCGGAAGAATGTCATCTTTCGTCCCCCTCCATGCCCTGTTATGCATCCACAGCATGATCGGATTACGCCGGAACTGGTCAAGCTGTGCACCCGAGAGTGGCAACCAGAACCCATAAGTATTAAGGCTTTCGTCTGTGAGAATAAATGTCTTCATTAAATGATCATGCGAAGTCAGTTTTGTTGTACCCGGTTTTTGCCGTATCTAAACCACAAATAAAACCCACTTTCAGAGCCCTTGCAAATTGCCATTCTATCATAGCTTCAATATATTTTATCATATAATACATGATGAAATGCTACGCGGGATACATCACTCTGAATGGTTTAGTTTTGTCCTAAAAGCATTTCAGATGAATAAGAATGCAAAGAAAGAATACGCCAAACTGCTCTTTACCCAGGAGAATCTCATCCAGAAAGAGATAGCAGAAAAGGTTGGCGTCAGCGAGCAGACAATTACCAAGTGGGTCAATGCCGACGGTGAGGCATGGAAGCGATTACGTCAAAGCATTATCATTACCAAGAAGGAGCAGCTCTCCCGTATCTATGAGCAGATAGATGAAATAAACATATCCATCCGATCGCGGGATCCGGGGCAGCGGTTTGCAAACAGCAAGGAGGCCGATACTCTTGTAAAGCTCACCTCTGCAGCCCGTAACCTCGAGAGCGAGGCCTCTGTCAGCGATGCAATAGAAGTAGGGAAAAAATTCCTTTCCTGGCTCAAGCCCATTTCGCCGGCAAAGTCCAGGGAGATAGCCGTAATGTTCGATGATTTTATCAGGGACCTCTTAAAACGATGATATGGCCCTTAAGGTTACCACCAACCAGGCAATAAAGAACTGGGACGCTTATTATGAAAATTTCCTTGCCTCTCTCAAATGCGAACCAAATGAGACTGAGGCAGAGAAAAGAAAACGTATCGCCGGCCTCGAGAAGGATTTTGAAGCCTGGAAACGGTACTACTTCGAGAAATATTGTTACGCCCCTGCAGCATCATTTCACAAGAAAGCAGCCCGCAGGGAATTAAGCAAACCGGAGTTGTACGAATGCCGTCCCTGGGCGAGAGAGCTCGCGAAGGATGTCGTCGATGATGATAACCCTGTACCAGGCTCTGACGGGTCAGAAAAGAAACATCCTTTTTATCTCAAACTCCTTCGATAAAGCAGCCGAACTGCTTGAACCATACAGGATCAATCTTGCCAGTAACCCAAGAATCATTAATGATTACGGGTACCAGCAAATGCCGGGCTCCTGGGCCTACGGAGATTTTGTAACCACTCAGAAGGTCTCTTTCCTGGCTGTGGGAGCTGACCAGTCACCCCGCGGATCCCGTAATGAAGATGCCAGGCCCGACAAAGTAATTATCTCTGACATCGATACCGATGAGGACTGCCGTAACCCGGAGATGATCAAAAAACGCTGGCATTGGTTCGAACATGCTGTCTTTCCGACCAGGTCCGTGTCAAATCCGTTTCAGGTCATATTCCTCGGTAATATCCTGGCAAAGGATTGCTGTATAGTCAGAGCCATGGAGATGGCCGATCACGTCGACCGGGTAGATCTGGAGGATAAGGAGGGTAACAGCACCTGGCCCGAGAAGAATACTCCGGAGCATATTGCCAGGATAAAGGAGAAGATCTCCTACGCGGCATACATGGCCGAGTACAAAAACACACCCCTTGCCGAAGGTACCGTGTTCAAAGAGATCCGCTGGGACCGTATTCCGAAACTTAAGGATTTCCGCTTCCTGGTTGCCTACGGCGACCCGTCGCAGAGCAACAAGGATAAGCCGGCGGTCCGCAAGGGAGCAAGTTACAAGGCGCTGCCCCTGATGGGTTTTCTTGGCGGTAACCTGTATATCATAACCTGCTACCTCGACCAGACAACCAACAATAAGTTCATTAACTGGTATTATGATCTGGAGGCTTATGTCAATGGAAAGGTTCAGATTTACAACTACGTTGAAAATAACGGCTTCCAGGAACCTTTTTACGACCAGGTTCTAAAGCCTCTCCTCATGCAGGAGGGAGCCGCCAGGCAGCATTATATCAGCGTTGCTCCTGATGAGAGGGATAAGCCCGACAAGTTTGCCCGTATAGAAGGTAACCTCGAACCACTGAACCGCAGCGGAAGGCTTATCTTCAACATAGATGAGGAGAACAACCCTCATATGAAACGCCTCGAGGAGCAGTTTAAAATGATTGACCCGAAACTCTCATCCCCTGCCGACGGTCCGGACGCCGTCGAAGGAGGCTACTGGATTATCAATAACAAGATCGCCGCCATGGGGGAGATCCGTACCGGGAAGAAAAAGCATAATCCTCTAAAAAAATACTGATATGTGGATCACTAAAGCAGAACTAAAGACACACATGGCCGTCAGCTCTATCGATGTAATCACCGATGGGGATGATGCCATAATAGATGCAGCAATCGACGGGGCGATCTCCGAGTGCAAAGGTTATTTCAAAAGCTATGATGCCGATGCAATATTTGCAACTACCGGCACGGCACGGCATTCATTGCTGCTCACTTTTGTTAAGGACATTGCCGTCTATCACCTGATAGCCCTGAGCAATTACAAGGCGGATATCGAATTCCGGACACAACGCTATAACAGGGCAGTAACCTGGCTCAAGGGCGTGCAGAAAGGTGATATCGTTCCTGATTTTCCCCTCTCCCAAAGCGAGACCTCCGGAAGGATCCTGTATGGAAGTAATACTAAGCGTGAACAACATTACTAAATTATGACCTCAATCAGACAGAAATCAAAAGAAACCAAGGGGCTTGTAATAAATACCCTGGTAGTACGCAAGCTTAACCGTAATGTCCTCGATGTCGGCCAGTGGCGCCAGGCGCTAAGAGCTGCAGACAATGACCGCCGGCAGAAGCTTTATGAGTTATACGAGGATATCCTTCTGGACCCGGTGCTTTCAAGTGCCATCGCAAAACGCATTAATTCCATCACCAATGCCGAGCTGGTTTTCATGCGCGATGAAAAGGCCGTTCCCGAGATGGATGATCTCATTGATGCACCCGTGTTCGAAGAGATCCTCACCGAGATCATGA